GAATGAAACCTCAGCCTCTGGTGAGTATGTGCGTGCTTCGCGTGTAACAGTTGTTCCACCAACAGGTGTAACTACTGCTGCTACTGCTGCGCGTGCTTCAGATGCCTTAGCATCTGCAGTTGCTTGTGCAGTTAGCTTTTCAATCTTTGAATCTAGTGCGCGTGATTCTTCAACAAGGGCATCAACCTTTGTTGTTTCTTCATCAGTTAGGTCGGTGCGTGATTCTGCGGCTACTGCCTCAAGAATTGCATCCATTTCAGCCTTAACTGCATCGCGGCGCTCTACTACATTGTCAAAATATGACATTTAGTGATCTCCTATGAGTTGTGTGAATGTGGTTTTGAGGTGGTGGCGATTATTGCTCACGGCGCTAAAGGGTGTGAGGTCGCTCCGACTTCGCTCTGCTACGAGTGCAGCAGAAATTTATTTTGTATTGTTGATAATTGCTTGAGCAAGGCGCAGGGAAATCTTGCGACCTTCTTCTTCAGTAGCTTCAGGAAGTGCATCAATGTAACGCAACTCTGACATTTTGTGACCAACTAAAGTTTCAGTTGCTCGGTAGCCATCGCGGTATTCTTCATAAACGCGAATCAAAACTGCAGGGTCATCTTCTTCGGCTTCAATTGTGAAATCGGTGCCTGGAATGTTAAGAGTTCCTTCTTGCAAGATGCGTTCAATGCGACCTTTAGCAGTGCCACCGCTTGAATCCCATTCAACATAATCGCCTACCTGCTCGCGGGATTCTTCTTCAATTTCACCTTCGGCACCTGTAAGCATTGCCATCATTTCAACGGCACGCATAATGTAATCGTGGCCTTCGCTTAAATCTTCAAAAATAGTATTCAAAACAATTAAAGATTCACCTGTTACTTCACGGCCTTCTTTAACTGCATCAATTGCCTTGCGTAGTGCCTCACGCGCTTCAACTGAAGTTGTTGGGTAGGCAGGATATGTGACAACTGAAACATCGCCATCAGCAAGGCTGACTTCAGTAAGTGTGCGTTGAGAACGATCATCATTGTATTTTTGACGAATGACACGGAAAGCAAAACTCATTTGGTCAACATCTCCGCGCTCAACTAACTTGTAAAGGTCGCGACCCTCTGATGTGTCTGCAATTGTTGCATCCATATACAAACCGCGATCATCTTCGGTAAGTGTAAGAGTGCCATTCTTTGTGCGAGCTAGTGGCAAACCTTCGTGGTTAATAAGAAGTCGCACATCAGGTGTTTCGCTAAGTGTCTTACGAAACGCGCCAGGGGCGATTGTTTCAATGAATGGCATTGGAACACTGGCCTCATTGAACACTGCAGCGTATCCACGCAAACGCATTGTTCCATCTTCGGCCTGTCTTGCTTCAACATCGCGCACTGTAAATGTACGGCGTTCAATCTTTTTCATTTTGCTCCTTGAATCGGCTTCGGCATCTAGTGCATCAATTTTGCGTTGCGCCCAGTTTTGCGCCCTATCAGAAAAGTTGGAATCTCCACCCCACAACAACCAAGCAACTAAACCTGCGCCTGGATATTGAGCATCTGACGGATTATTGTTTTTTGGTGCTTGCCCATCTACTTGATGGCGTGCAAACCACGGTGCCATCTTACGAACTTTGTTTTCACTTACTCTACCTGCGGCCATCTCGCGTGCTTCACGCTTTGTGCCTTCGGTTAAGCCATCTCCCCCGAAACCTTCTTTGAGATAATCCAAACCGCGTTGTGCGTTCTCACGGATAAATGCGGGAACACTTAAATCAACTGCTCGAACTTCTCCGCCTGGTTCCATATCTTCAGCAATTGAAACTGCAACCATTTGATCTATTGCATCTTGCTTTGTGTCGTGACAAGCAAGAGTTATATAAGAGCCATCTGATTCTTCTTTAACGGTTGCCCATCCTGAACAATCGGCTTGCTTATCGCTGACAAAATAAGGCATTACTTAACCTCATACACGGCCGCTGGGTCGGCTGGGTCAATTGTTGATACTTGCTGCAATTGGCTAGATGGAACGCCAGTGTGCTTCATATCAGGCAAGCCAACTGCCTGTGTAACTGCTGCTGGGTCAAAGCCAACTTGAATGAGACTTGAAGCAATTTCAGTGCGTAGCTTTAAGCCAACATCCTTTGCATCTGCTGCATCAATGTTTTGCAACGGCACACGGTATTGATCGCCAGCCTCAATTGGTGCCATATCTTCGTAAGCATGAACATCGTTGAGTGAAAGGAAACCTTCACGCAATCCCTTTGTGTAAGACTCATAACGCTCAAGTGTTGTGCCACGAAGTAGCGCATCTAGGTTGAAACGAATAAATCCATCAGGTTCAGGCAGCAATGATGACATCGCCTGTTCAATTCGCTCCAAGATTGGGCGCAATGAATACTGAACAAATGAAAGATTTTGTGCTTCAACTGATGCAAATGACATTGCACCCGCTACTGGATGGCCAATCAATGCCAATGGAACGCGGAAAATTCTGCAAACTTCTTCAACACTAAAGCGCCTTGATTCCAAAAGTTGCGCATCTTGGGCGTTAATTGTTAGTGGCTCAAATGATGCACCACCTGAAAGGATGCCAATTTTGCCTGCGCGATAAGGACCAACATGGGTTAAGTTCCAATTGCGGCCTATGTCTTGTGCCTGCTCTTGTGTTAACTCACCAGGAACTGCAATCACGCCACCAGGGTTGGCTGCGTTTCCAAAGTATGAAGCGGCATAAGTATCTGCTGCCATTGCTGCGCCGATAGTTGTGCGGCAAGCGGCAATTGGTGAAAGGCCATAAAGTTCACCAGGCAAACGAAAATCGGGAATGTGCAAGATGTCGCGAGCGCCTATTTTCTGCTCATACAATCCTTGTTCATCTCTGATTTTTACATAATAAATCAAAGGTTCCCCTGGTGCTTGGCGTTCAATGCGAACATTGCGCGGGTCAAGCACATAAGTTTCCATTACTTCATCGTTATCATCACGAACCAAAAGAATAAATGCGTTGCCATTCAGTTTGAATGAGGTAATGATCTGTTCATAAAATTCCATTTTTGTTGTTTCAGGATTAGGATTTTGAACCCAATTTGGAACTTCACCATAAACTGCAGCATAAGAAAGGCGTTCGCGGCCACGGCGAACATAAGCATTGACTGGCAAAGATGAAACCGTGTCAGATAAAAGGCGGATGCAAGAATAAACAGTTGACATTCTGATTGCAGTTTCGTCATCAACAACAACGCCTGCCAAAGTTTCATAGGCAGGGCGGCCTGGAATCAGAGGTTCAATAAATTGATTGTTGCCTGAACGCTTCTCACTATTGGTGCGAAGTCGGTTAGATAAACTCATTAGTTAGCCTTTTCTGTAATCCACACTAGAAAAACACCTGCAACAATTAAAGCTAATGGCACTGAAATCATTGCAAGACCAGTTGTTGCAAGCGTTACGCCCACAACTTCAACTGCAACTGATAGATCAATCTTCTTCATTATGCTCCCTATACCTGAATTGAAAAATACCGAGCAACTGGTGCTGGCGGTTCGGCTGGTTGTGTAGCGCGATCATAGCCAAAGATTGAAGCAACGGCGGCATCCACCTTACGCCTACTACTTGCTTTGGCAACCATAACACCACGACTTGATTGTTTTGTTACGCAGTTGGCAATATGCCTAGCAAGTCTTTCGTCTCCATCGTGGGTGAATGATTCATTCACAACGGCTTCGTAGAACTTTTGTGTTGCGGGTACCATATTTGCAGCACTGTTGGGGTAACTAACAACTGGCAAGCCTTCTTCATCAAGAACCATAAAAGTTCTTTGCCATCTTGCTGGGTCGAATACGATTTCTTTAACATTGAATCGTTCATCTCTGAATGTGCTAACAATCGTTTCTTCAACCTCTGCAACAGGGATGTGCCAACCTTGTTCAGCATCATCGGGGCGTTCCCATAATCCAACAACCATTAGGTGAGGCTTTTCGCCACCCAATAACCACATCACTAGCGCGGTTGAGTCGTTTGAAAAGGCACCATCAAAGGCAAGAATTACATCTTCGCCAGGTTCAGGAAATCTATCTGTGTCCTTTA